TTTCAACGACAGCCTTCACAACGTCCGTACAATCAGTTCTGGTAAATCAGCACAGTTCCCTGTAACAGGTACAGCTACAGCAGCGTATCACACAGTTGGAACACCTTTAGTTGGTGCTAACCAAATCTTGGCAAATGAAAAAATCATCTCTATTGATGATCTATTAATTGCACAATCTTTTGTCGCAAACATTGATGAGCTTAAGAATCACTATGATGTGAGAGCTATTTACGCAAAGGAATTAGGTAAGGCACTTGCCAAAACTTATGACCAAAACGTAGCTAAGGTAATCGCTAATGCTTCAAGAGCTTCAACTACTCTTACAGGTGGCAGTGGTGGTTTAGTAACTACTCTTGCTTCTGGTAATACTGCTTCAGCAAACGTAACAGGTGATGAGTTAGCAGCAGCTATCTATGACATCGCTCAAGCGTTTGATGAAAGAGACATCCCTACAACAGATCGTTTCTGTGTATTACCGCCTGCTGAGTATTACAAGTTAGCTGAGTCTGCTACAAGAACAGTTGATGTTGACTTTAACCCAGGTGGCAACGGATCTTTTGCTTCAGGTAAAGTACAAATGGTTGCAGGTATTCCTGTAATGATGAGTAACAACGTACCTCAATCAAACGTAGGATCTAACCCAAGTGGTGCTAATAACACTTACTCAGGTGATGATAGTAAAACTATCGGTCTTGTATTCCATAAGTCAGCAGTTGGTACTGTGAAGCTAATGGACATGACAACTGAGATCTCTGGTTCTGATTACGGAATCATGTATCAAGGTACTTTGATGGTTGCTAAGTATGCTCTTGGTCACGGAATCCTCCGTCCAGAATGTGCAGCTACAATCAAGCTATCTGCTTCTTAACTACATACAGAAGGGTACTCAGCAATGGGTACTCCTTCTTTTTTTCTTTAAGGTAAATTATGCCAAGTCATTACGGTAGAGATTCTTTAAAAATCAAAAAGTCTTCTAAAAAGAAGAAAGGTTTATATGCCAACATCCATGCCAAGCGTAAAAGAATCGCTGCTGGATCTGGTGAAAAGATGAGGAAACCTGGTACAAAAGGTTCTCCAACAGCAGCAAACTTTAAACGTGCAGCCAAGACTGCTAAGAAATAATGACAACAGCAGCCACTACAGAATTAGAAAGCATCAACATAATGTTGGCTGCTATAGGAGAAGCACCTGTTAACAGTCTTACAGGTACAGTTCCAGTTGATGTACGACTAGCACAGTCAACTCTTACTGAAGTAAACAAAGAAATCCAAAGTGAAGGGTGGTCTTTTAATACTGAAATAGATGTAACTCTTGTAAGAGATGGCTCTAATCAAATTTCTTTATCAACAGATATACTACGAATAGATCCTAATATTCATCAGCACCCTACGATTGATGCAATACAAAGAGGTCTAAAACTATATGACAGGTTAAATAATAAGTATGAGTTTACAGAAGATTTAATATGTACTGTTGTTTATTTTAGAACTTTTGCAGAGATACCAGAACCTGCCAGAAGGTATATGACTATCAAAGCTGCTCGTATCTTTGTTGATAGATTAGTTAGTGATGATGGCTTAAGAACTTATACACAAGAGGATGAAATCAGAGCAAGAGCTATACTGATGGAAACAGACTTAGCAAATGGAGATCATAATTTACTAAGAGGAGATCCATCCTTATCAAGTGTCTTTGATACTTACAATCCAGCAAACGCATTAATTAGATAATTATGGCAGTAGTATCAAGAGCAATTCCTACATTACTAAGAGGAATATCACAAGCTGCTGATTCAACAAAACAAGCTGATCATGCAGATATACAAGATAATGCTAACAGCAGTCCTGTACAGGGTCTTGTGAAGCGTTCTGGTACACAGTTCATAACTAATCTAAGTTCTTCTACTGTAGGTAATGTTCATATACAAACTATCAACAGAGATGTTAGTGAAAGGTATGTAGCGATATTTAGTAATGGTGATGTCAAAGTATATGAATTAGATGGTACAGAAAAGACAGTAAACAAACCTGACGGAGCAAGTTATTTAAGTACTAGCGATCCTAGAAGTAATATTAAAACTGTAACGATTGCAGACTATACATTTGTTGTTAATACAACGAAGACAGTGGCAATGGACACAAGTGTATCTGCTGGCAACGTTACACAGGCTATTGTCTTTGTTAATCAAGTCTCAGATAAGACTACATATTCAATTACTGTAGATGGTGTAACTGTTACTGATGACACTACAGGTAACTCTACACTTAGTACTACACAGGTTGCTACTGATCTGCAATCAGGTCTTAACTCTGGACTGACAGGTTTTACTATTGCCAGGAACGGTCCTGTTATACATATAAAAAAGAATGATGGCAGTAACTTTTCTATTGATGGTAGTGACACTCAAGGTAATACACAACTTACAGTCGTAAAAAATTCAGTACAAAGGTTTACTGACCTACCTACAGTTTCTCCTAATGGATATATCGTTGAGGTAAAAGGAGATGAAGCTACTAACTTTGATAACTATTACGTTAAGTTTGTAACCAATAATGGTAATGCTTTTGAAGAAGGGCAGTGGGAAGAATCTATAGAAAAAGGCATTAAGTTTAAATTTAACTACGATACAATGCCACATATTTTAGTTAGACAGGCTGATGGTAATTTTAGATTTGCAAGAGTAGATGGTGATACTTATACCTTGTCAGGAGTAACTTATACCTTACCTAAGTGGGGAGAAAGAACAGTAGGTGATGAGATCTCTGCACCTGATCCTTCTTTTGTAGACAATAAAATTAATAACGTCTTCTTCTTTAGAAACAGGTTAGGCTTTCTATCTGATGATAACGTAGTGCTATCAAGGGTTTCAGAGTTCTTTACCTTCTTTCCAGAAACAGTCTTATCTGTTATAGATTCAGATCCTATTGACGTTGCAGCTTCTCATACCAAAGTTGCTATTCTTAAACACGCAGTAACTATGGGAGAACAACTGATCTTGTTCTCAGATCAAACGCAATTTGTTCTTACATCATCATCTGATTCTTTGACACCACAAACCGCTAACGTGGTTGTAGCAACAGAATTTGAATCTAGTGATTCTGCACAACCTGTAGGTTCTGGTTCTTCTATTTACTATCTAACAGATAAAGGATCTTTTGCAGGTGTAAGAGAATATATAACTCAAGAAGATGTAGCTATCAAAGATGCAAGCAACATCACTATTCATGTACCAAGACTGATACCAAGTAATATTTTTAAATTAGCTGTATCTACTAATGAAGATGTTCTGGTACTGGTAGGTACTGATAATCCTAATAAGTTGTATGTAAATAGATGGCTGTATGGTGATAACTTCCAAAAGGTATTGAATAGTTGGTCTACTTTTACTCTTAACTCTTCCAAGTCTATAAAGAATATAGATTTTATTGGTACTGATTTATTTATGGTTATAGAAGAAGCTAACGGTACTAGCTTAGAAAAGATGCCATTTGAAGCAGAGTATAGAGAAGCTAATGCAGATTTTGAATATCATCTAGATCATAAAGTTACAGAAGCAACAAGTGGTGTATCTGTTGCTTATAACGCTACTACTGATGTTTCTACATTTACTGTTCCTTATAGATTAAATGCAACGATGTCTGTTGTAGGTAGGTATCTAGGTAGTGGAGAGACAAGTACTTATGTAAGTACACAAGGCAATACGATAGCTCTCAAACCAGGTCAGGCTTTACAGACTACTAATACAGCTAACGGATCTACAGCAACCATTACAGCTAATGGAGACTATAGACTTAGTAAATTTATTATTGGTGAACCTTACCTAATGCACTATAGATTTAGTCAACAGCGACTTACTGAAGGTGGTAGTGGTAGTAATGCAGGTGAGATAGTAAGTGGTCGATTACAACTGCATCATTTCTATATTAAGTTTGAAGATACAGGATTCTTCCAAGTAGAAGTAACACCTGAGAATAGAGATACATCAACTCATAAATTTACTGGTCGTTTATTAGGTGCAGCTTCTAGTTCTATTGGTCAGATTAATTTAGAGACAGGTACATTTAGAGTGCCAATTATGAGTAGAGCCGATAGAGTGAATATAGATGTTAAAAATAACACTTTCTTACCAACACAATTATCAAGTGCTGAGTACGAAGCTATGTTCCATATGAGGAGTAGAAGAATTTAATGGGGTATTTAAGACCTTCAAACTTAAAAGATCTTGATTATGTATGTAAAAACATGAGAAAGATGGATCGTCTAGAAGCTTGGTATCAGACAGGGCATCAAGGAGAAGAAGCACTACGACTATCATATTTATGGGCTGATAAAACACAGACAATAGCAGGTGATGATGATCAACCTATGGGTATTTGTGGTGTTATTGCTGATGGTTGTATATGGATGATATGTACTGATGAATTATTTAGTAATAAGAAATATAAAATACAACTAATAAGAAAAGGTCGAGAATGGGTAGATGGCTTGTTGAAATCTTACAAAGTCTTATATAATTTTGTATATGCAGAGAATGATTCTGCTATCAAATGGTTAA